AATAGGGGGCGGCGATCGAGATCTGTTCGACACTGGCAACCGGAGGCAAAGCCGACCCGTCGGCCGCCATGGTGGTGGACGCCGTGCCGATGCCGATCGCGGCGACGCGCAGAACGCCTAGCCAGTCGACGAAGGCGACAGCATTAACGCTGGCAGCTATCCGCTGGATCAGCTCGCGCGCCGTCGTCTGCGCGGTCACCATCAGCGACAGGTTCCACGGCCGCGCACTGTTCAGCGCCGTCATGTCGGAGGTCGAGAACTTGCCCACGCCGCCGGCGATCGTCGCCACGCGCTGGATCAGCGCCCCCGGCAGGCGCGACCAGCCGCCAACGGCGTCGCCGTTGGCATGGAAGCAAACCATGCCGTCCGCCGGTGCCCCGAAGCGCACATAGCCACCGGCCAAGGATGTCGCCCACTGGCCGCGCTGCACTGTCGCTGCCTTCAGGGCCGCGAAGCTGGCATAGTCGCCGATCGCCGCGCCGAAGCGTGTCAGACGATCGAAGGCCAGCGACACGCCGCCAATCAGCCCATAGGCCGAGATCTGATAGATGTTGTCCACCGCGTCGACCAGGACGCCGGGCGCGAAGCGTGGCGCGCCCAGCGCGAGCGGCTTCGCCGTGCCCTGCAGATCTGTCGAACCTTCAGCCCCGCCGGTCCCGGCATAGGTCGCCAGCAGCGGCTGATCGAGCCAGCTGTCGTCGGTGCCGATGCTGACCGTCGCGATGCCGTTGGCGATCTCCGGCTGCTCTTTCACCCGGCCGTCAAACTTCAGCGTGAACGCAGCCCACGCGTCGCCCAAATTGCCCTGCCAAATCCGCACGCGCGCATCGTGAATTGCCAGCGCAGGCAGGTTCGGAATGGAGCCGAAGTTGACCGTGAGCGAGCCCGAGGGAGAGGTGATCGACTTGGGATCGAAGCCACCGTCGAAGAAGTCATAGCGCAGCTTCGGCAGCGTCGCGATCGCGGGCCACCATACTTGCCCGTTCAAATGGCAAAGCCGCTCATCGTCATGGCTGGCAAGGCATAGGGGAACGGCCGTGGAACCGCTCCACGCGTCGATTTGCACAAGATAGGCGATCATGCGTCGAGGCTCACCAGACTCGCGCGCCACTCAAAGCCGCCGGGCTTTGCCCAGACGGTGCCGAGATCGCCGACCAGCGGTCCAAACCAGATGCGATTCTGCCGCTGCGCGTGCGCGTCGGGATCAAGGATCAGCGCGATCGGTTCGCTGATCCCGATTTCCTCGATCAGCGGATGCACCGTCGACTCCACCTCATCGCGCAGGACCGCGCCATAGCTGATCCCGACCGACCGCAGTTTCTTGCCGCGCCGGCGCAGCAGAACGCCGCGAACGGAGAAGTCGGTGGTGCCGAGATCCCGAACGCCGAACGCCGCGCCGAACTGGAAATTGCGCGCGAGCTGGATCTTGCTGCCCAGCACCAGGCGCGCGATCGTCGCCGCGCTTGTGCCGAGCCCGGCGATCGTGAACCGCCACCAGCGCGCAGCCGGCGGCGGCGATGCCGGTGCCAGCCACAGGCCGCGCCCCTTGCCGGAAATCGGCATGGCCGATCCCGCCAGGAACGGAAGCACCGCACCCACCCAGGAACCGGCGGGGAAGCTGCTGCCCTGCGCGGCCGTCGCCGCCTCGACCTTCAGCGTCCAGCTGGAATTTGCCCCGCTCGCGCCCAGCAGCACGGCCGTATCGATCAGGACATCAGAGCCCATGTCGATCGTGATGGTGCGGGAATCCGCGCCGGTCGCGCTTTTCCAGACGACGCCCATATGATCGTTGCCGATGTAAGAAGGATCATAGCCGGCGGCCGTTGAGCTGGCACTGACAGCTGCGAAGGGCAGCGGCTTGATGATCAGCGCATTGCTCATCCGAAATATTCCACCTTGCTCTGTTCGGTTTCGAGATCGACTTCGATGCGTGAGACCAGCAGCAGGGCGTCGAGCCCTTGCTCGCTATCGATCACGCGATGCGTCGGAACGGTGCCGGCCGGAACGTCGACCAGATCCGCCACTGTGACGCTGAAGCGCCGCCGCACCACCCCGAGCAGCGCCGCGCGCTGGGCAAGGGCGGCGCTGGCGTCGGTAGCGCTGTCGAAAAAGCCTTCCGCCGGGCTGTCGCTGTTGTCGCGTGCCGACGGGAAGCGACCCTTGATCGTCAGATCCTGAGAGGACACGACGATCTGCTGCCGCAGGGCAGCAGCGATATCGGACGGTATCGCGGGCATCAGACGTAGTTCCGTGACAGGCCGATGAAGCCGCCTGCAGCGATGGCCTGCTGGATTTCCTGCAGCTTCTGCACGATCGCCGGAAAGCCTTGGGCCATCAGCTGCACACCATTTTCAGTGCTGGCAGCGGTCGCCTGCGCCGCCTTCGCCGTTGCCTCATTGAAGGGATCGGACGTGGTGCGGATCGGCGCGGCATTGTCGATCGTCGCGATCGCGTTGCCAGTCGCGCCCTGGATCATGTCGAACGCTTCGAAATATTTCGCGGTCGACCCGTAAAGCTGCCGCTCGATGTCCAAAAACGTCTGCGCCGCCGACTGATATTTTTCCTGATCGATCGACTCGCCCCGGGCGATCTGCCCCAGAAACGGATCAAGCACTGCCCGCGCATTGGCTTCCTGGTCGCGTAGAGACAGCGGCGAGCCCGACCCGGCGTTCAGGGACTGAAGAAATTCCTTCAGCGCTTGGCTGGCGCTCCCGGCGTTTTCCTTCGCTTCGGCCAGCTCCAGATTGTAGAGCTTTTGCGCGTCGGCCATTTGCTCGGCGGTTGCGCCACCTTCACGCAGCGCTTCGACGATCTTCTTGAAGCGGTCGTTCACCTCATCGATCGCGTAGCCCACGGGATCGAGACGCTTTTGCAGTTCCTTCGGCACGGACTCGACCAGCAGCGCCTTTTCCAGCGCCTTCTGCAGATCCTGCCCCGACTTTAAGATATTGATCGACGCTTGGCTGATCCCGGTGATCACGCCGCCCTCGATCGACTTCTGGATGGCGAAGGCTACGGCATCTTCCGCGCCATTCTTGCCGAAGTCATAGAGCCCTTCCGCGCTCTTGCCGCTAAAGTTCAGCTTGCCGGTATAGCCGGTCGTCGAGACGCGATATTTGTCCTTATAGGTGCCGATGGTGATGTTCGGCACGCCCGTAATCTCGGCCCCCAGCTGATCGGCGATATCCTCGATCCCGTTGATGACATGACCGGCGGCACCCTTCGCGGCGGCCTTCTGCGCAGATCCGCGACCGCTGGTGACATTGGCCGTCAGTTCGCCATATTGGTTCATGCTGATCGCGGCGGTGCCGTATTTCGGCTTGCTCAGCAGGCCGCCGAGCAGAGATCCCGCCATACCGCCGATGATGCCCGCGATCGGCCCGCCCAATCCGGCCAGCTTGGAGGATATCGCGCCCAGACCCTTGCCCACGGCATCGCCCAGCAACTCTTTGCCCACGGCACCGCCCAGGGCACCGCCCAGCGAACTTTGCTTGCCGCCGAACACGGTGCCCGCCAGCGAGGAGCCCGCGACCCCCAGCGACGCCCCCTGCAGGATATCGCCAAATTTCTTGCCGATCGCGTCGGGAATATCGATCCCGAACGATTTCAGCCGCGCGACAATGGACTGGCCTATGAAGTTATAGGCGTCCGTCGCGCCGATCAGCGCCTTCGTGTTGTCGTTCGCCGCGTCGGCCTGCTTCCGCGCCGTTACGACGATCTCCGCTTCGGCGCTGCTGGAGCCGGTGACGACGTCGGATTGCTCGGCCTTTAGATCGGCCAGGAAGCCGTCATCCTTGAACAGGGCGGCCATGCTGCCAGCCAGGTTCGTCGTGGCACCGCCAGCGGCGACAATCCGGCCGCTGCCGATATCACCGCGCACCTGCGCCACCACATCGGCGAAGGACTTCAGCTCATTCCCGGCAACGGTCGTCTGCGACGACAGGAACTGATTCGCCTGCTCGACGCCGGTTCGGCCAGTCACGAAATCCTCGATCTTCCGGTCGAGGCCGCCGAAGATGCCTTCGGAGATGATGCGAGCCTGCAGGGACTTGAAGCTGGCCAGCAGATTACTGCCAAATTCCTTCACCGTGCCACCGCTCAGCAGCCGTTCGGTCGCGCTCTGGACATCGCCGATCGCTTGCACATAAAGGCCCACCTGCCGCCGCTGATCCTCGATCGCGCGCGAGCGGGCTTCGTCGGCCTTGGCGATCTCCAGCACTTTCGCCAGCTGCTGCTCATTGAGCGGCCCCATCTGGCGCTCAAGCGCCAGCACCTGCTGCAGCGCGTCAGCTTCGGCATAACGGCCCTGGACGACCAACGCGTCGATCTGCTCGCGCTCGCGGGCGCGGTCGACCAGGTCGCGCAAAGGACGATCGAGCGATTCGCGCACAACGATCTTCGCCTGCTCGGCTGATTTAATGGTCTCTTCGAAGTTCGGCGGCCGACGGCGGCTGAGATCGTCGATAATGTCGTCGAGATCCCGAACAGCCTTCTCGACCTGTTGGACCCGTGAGGCATCGCCACCAAAACGTGAAGCGATGTCCGCAATCCTGTCGGCAGAATCGCGGCCGAACTCATCACGCGCGGCGATCGCCCGGCTGTTGTCTTTCGGCTTGTTCGTCTTTGGACGCAGCAGCAGCGCGCGATCGGCGGCAGTGCCCGCGCCTTTCAGAAGCCGCTCCGTCCCCTCATACTCCTTCAGGTTGCGGAGTTCGGTGCCAAGCGCAGTCACAGAGGCGGCAGCGGACGCGAATGCCTCATCCGTCAGAGCGCCAGCCTTCCGGAGGCTATCCAACCGCTCAACGGCCGTGGCGGCGTCCAGTTCACCTGAAAGCACCTGCTGGGAAATCACGCCGCGCGCGCCGGCATCCTTGCGCGTGACGGAAAAGCCGCCGCCCATGCCCCCCGAAAATTCGGTGGTGGGCGACTGGAGGGCAAGGATTTCGCTTCGCGCAGTGTCAGCGCGGGTGCGGGCTTGGATAGCCGCAACCTTGGCCTGCGCAATTGCCAGGGCAATCAGCTCCTTCGATTGCTCGCGGATCTTGCCAGTCGTCAGATCCATGACAGAGCCCAGGATATTCTGAGCGCTGCCCAACTGGTCCGAAGCGAACTTCGTCTTGTCGAGGGCGTCGGAGGTATCCTCCAGCTTCTCGTAGAACATGCCCAGGACAATGCCGGCCGTGGTCAACGCCGCCACCCAGGGATTGGTCAGGAAACGGCCCACGGCACCTGCCTTGCCGCTCATGTCGGATAGTGCGCCGCCGACTTGGCCTATCTGCTGGCCGAAGATGACGAACAGGCTACCACCGCTCGCCAGCGACGCGCCCACGTCCGAAAGCTGGAATCCGAGGTTTCGCATCGCCAGCTGATTGTTGCGCGCGGAGTGATCGAGCCGGCTCTGCTGGTCCGTCAGCTGCTTCGTTCTGCTGCTGGTTTGGTTCAGTTCGCTCTGCAGACGATCGAGTGCGACAGCCTGGTTATTCAGGCTGCGCACATTCTCTTCTGCCTCGCGCGCAGCCGCCTCAGCTGCTGCCACATAGAGCCGAGTTTCGGCCGTCGTGTCGCCTGTCGAAGTTGCAGCCTGTCGCGCGGCCGTTGCGATCTCGCGCAATGCCTGCGCCTCATTCTGCGCAGCAGCTGCCGCCGCCTTGATCGAGGAGCTATCGAGATTTAGCGCGCCCGTATCGGTGCGCGGCAGATCGAGCGCGCGCTTCGCCATGGCCTGCACTTCCGCGAAACTGGCATCGAAGGAAGACTTCATGCGCGCGGCCGTGTCGGAGGCCCGCTTTTCCATCTCACCAAACGCCCGCGCATTTTCAGCGGAGAAGGACTCGGCATTCAGCGCGAGGCGGGCAACGATGTCCGACGAACGACTAGCCATTCTGATCCTCACAAAAAAGGGCTGCGCATCACCTGCCAGCCCGCAAACTTCAGATTGGCCGGTTCGCGGCCTGGACTCGACTCATCCGCAAAAAAGCTTCTATCCAGCGTGGATGAACGCCATCGCTCGCGCCGCAGCCGCGCTAATCTGCCTTGCATCGACCAGCGCGATCGCTGGCCCGGTTGCGGAAACCCTGCAGCATCTTAAGCAAGTCGTCGCAGCAGAGACCGTGGACCCAACTGCGCGTATATTTGACGCGTCCTTCCGATCGGAAGCATCCAAATCCGGCACCATCTATTGGCTGTGCGGCAAGGTCATCGCTCATGGCAAACCACCCCGAGCCTTCATCGCAACCTTAAATCCAGATGACGCCGAGCTTTTCCCATTTCCGGAAGTAACCGCCGCTGCATCCGATCAGGTCGGAAGTCAGTGCCGCGACGGCTTTACAAAATACTCCAGAGGCGACGATGTCGATAAACAACAGCTTCAACAAATATGCGCCCGAGCTAAATATCTTTCTACAGCTAGGGTGCAGCAGACCACGTTTGACTTGAAATTCATGTCTGAGTGTAAGTTCCGGGGGACTGAGCACCCGTTTGCAGCATTCGATGAATAAGCCCTAGCTGCTGGAAAGCCGCTGAGCGACAATACTCCCAAGCTTCGCCCCTGCAGCGTCGATCACCGGCTGCAGAGCGACACGATTGGCAAAGGCCACGCTCGGGATCAGCACGAAGATCGGCGTCGTGGTGGCACCACGCAGAAAGCCGCGCCGCTCATCCGCCTGCGTCCGCTTGCGGGTGATCGGCCTGAAGGTGCCCGTCCGTCCGTTCAAGGTGCCTTCGTCGGCGACCAGCAGCGACGCGCGACCAGGCCGATAGACGAAGCGGAGGCGAATGCCCGTGCGCCGTTCCCATTCCCCCGGCGTGAGGTTGCGGTTGCGCCCGCGAGAACCCGCTGCCGGCAACGGGATGGCGAGATAGAAGCCATCCTTGCCGGCAATGCGCCCCGGCCTGGTGAAGAACTCGAAGGCACCCTTCGTGCGCGACCCGCCGTTCAGGTAGATCTCGCCCGCCGGGTTTCTGGCGATGCCACTGCGCGGATAGACCGCGGATTTTAGCGCTCGCCAGAGGCCGCCAGGGACGGCGCTTCGCACCAGCTGCTCCAGATCCTGCTCTAGCTCGCGCGTGGTGACGCGAACCGCATCAGATCCCGCGCGAAGCATGCGCCGCGCCGCATCGTCCCGGGCAGACCGGATCGATGCGGTGTCGACGCCAAATCGGACGCTATCGGCCATCCTTGCCTCGCGAAAGTCGATCCAGGGTGGCAAATGCGTCCATCAGCGCGGCGGGCTGGTCTCCCGGCCCGCCGGCGCTGGGCAGGGCCGCCCCCCCGAACGGCCCCGCGTAACGCTGCGTCATGAACCAGAGGTCGACGACGCCCCAGATCCAGCTTGGGAGTTCAAGGCGGGGATTGCCGGGCCATCGTTCGCCGTCGATGTCCCATCCGCCCTCGACGTGTCGCTCGACGAAGTCGAGGGGTCGGCGTCGGACTGCGAGGGCTGCTGAAAAGTCCGGTCATCCGTCGCGCCATAGACCAGGCCATAGCCGAAGTTTCCGGCACCGATCATTTCCATGGGATCGATCGCCGCCAGCACGGCCTCCGGAATCTGCCGATCCTTGCCGAGCGACCATTGTGCATCGACATTTTCCCAACCAATGCAGAAGCGGCGAAACACGACGATCGGCGCGATCTCCTTTCGCCGTTCCTGCTGTGCGACCAGCTCGCGATATTCCGGCCAGTGCTGCGCCAGCACGGCCCGGGCCTGGATCAGCGCCTGCCGATCACTGGGCGAAAGCTTTTCGCCGCGCGACTCGGTTTCGACCAGATCCAGGAGTGTGTCGATTTCCGGGTCGTCAGCCAGAAGCGCCTGCAGGCCGTTGCGGAAGGCTGAGATCAGCTCGAACGGAAAGACGCGGCCAGCGGCGAAGGTGCCCGAAAGCTCCGCCTCCATCTGGGCGCGCTCGACAACGCCGGCAGCGCGGAAGAAGTAGCGCGGTGCCGCTTCCTCATCCTTGCGCCAGCTGGGCACATAGGCGTGCCCGGTGGTGGTGTCTGTTGAGATCATGTTCGCCTCAGGAGAAGGTCAGGATGCGATCGCCGTCGCGGCTATTGGCATCCTTGCCGGGATTGAGCGCCTGCCAGCGCGTCGTTTCCGCGCGGAACGATCCGCGATCGGTCGGTGACGCCTCGATCGGCTGTGCTTTCGGCCCCAGCAGCGAGACGCGGTTGCCGGCGACGTTGCCGAACTGCAGCGCGATCGGATAGTTTGCGAAGGCGGCTATTTCCGACAGTGTGTCGCGGGTCGTGACCAGCGTCATCAGCGGATCGGCTTCGAAGATCGTGGCGCGGCCGCCAATCTCGCCGCCAGCATAGCCGTAAGCTGTGTTTGGATCTTCGGGTGCTTCGACGTTGCCGCCGTTCGTCCAGGACCAGCGGCTGATCGGAAGGCCCTTGCGGTTGACCTGCATTGCGGGCGGGAGGCCGGAGCCCTGCACCAGCAGCGGCGCGGAGTGATTTGCGATCACCGCATTGGTAGGAACGGCGACGGCCGTCTTGCCCATGTAAACGCCGGTGAAGGAGAATGCGCCGAAGCCCGGGCGCGCCGTGTTGCCATCAAAATCGACGGTGCCGTGGCAGTCGATCCACTGCTGCAGGTTGCCATCTTCATACCAATAGATGGTCGCGTAGGGGTGATCGGTAGCACGGGCGGAAACGTCCGCCGGCGACGTGCCAGCATAGGACCAGTTCGCCGGCATGGCTGCCGAGGTGGATGTATCGAGCGCGGAGCCGTAAAGATCGCTCAGCGTTGCCACCTTGCCGGACGTATAATCGGTGATCAGCGGCATGCGGCCTGCACCGACGCCGCCGGTGAGAACCAGCGGCAGACCGCGATAGGCCTGCGCGGTGGTGCTAAAACCTGTGCCGAGCGTCGCACTGGTCGTAGTGCCGGCGGTCAGGGCGGCAGCGGCGATCGCCGCCGTGAAAAGCCCCCGCATGCCGCATGCCTGCAGAGGCGCATGCAGCGGCGGCTTCACCGACGACGTGTAGGTGACACCAGCCCCAGCGCCCTTCAGGCGGCTGCGAAAGCCGAAGGTGGCAGGCTGGCCGACGACCAGCGGCGCGGCCGCGACCAGCGAACCATTCGCTTCGTTCGAGGCTTCCGTCTGATAGGGGCTGTTGTAGGTGATGCTGCCATCCTCGAAGGGAATGGCGTCGGTCGCAGCCGACGGGCTTGCGGCAACGCCTTGGGCAGACTGCAGCGCAATCAGCAGGACGCCGTTGCGCGGCCGAATTACCGGATCGGACATTTTTTACTCCTCTTGTGTCAGGCCGGCAGCGCCGGATTTTCTCGGGCAGTGGAAAACTGGATGATGATGTCGAGGCCGAAGCCGAGACGGCGGACAGAGGCGAGTTCAGCCACGCTCACGCGCAGCCCGCCTTCGTTGATTTCGTCGACCAGGCCATCCAACGGAGGCTCGGAAAGGAGGGCGGCGACCGTCTGCGCGTGAAGGTCGTTCAGCGCGACATGCGCCTCGACGCCGTCAGCCTGCTCCACGAAGCCTTCGATCGTCACGGTGAGTTCGTGCCGCGTGTATCCAGCGCCCCGCTCGATCGGCTCCTGGACGCCATCAAAGATGCCGAGCGCCGGAAAAATGTCTGGATCACCCGCCGGCAGACGCTCGACCTGGACGCCGCCAATCGCGTTCAGCCGCGTCTCGATCTCGGCGAATATGCTTTCGCGGACGCTGGTCATTCCTGCACCACCAGCCACCAGGCGGCGATATCGTCGCGGCGGGTCCTGTCGATCACCTTCCGCTCGACACCGTCGGAAAGGATCAGGTCACCTTTGCGCGGTTCGCTGGGCAGGTCGGCCTGCGCGATCTCGAAGCAGATCTTGCGCAGCGTCGATCCGGCACCCTGAAATGTTGGAGCGCCATCTTCCATGCGGACAGCGGGGATGCCCTGCGCCGTCAGGCCGGCACCGGTATAGATGACGGTTTCGGAAAAGGCCGCACGGATGTCGGCCAGCGCGGCCTCTTCGTCAGGGCGCATCGATCAGGCCTTGGCCTTCGATGCGCGGGTGGACGCTTCCGGCAACCAGGCCGCGCTGTCATTGTTGACCAGCTCGGCCGCTCTGGTTTCGCCCAGATCGGTTTCGGTGTCGTCATCGGCACCGACCGTCAGCGTCGAGCCCGCGTCACGATAACCGCCGCGCCGATCGAGCGAGGCGGAATGCAAAATGATAGAGCGCGTCATTTACGCCTCCCTTCGTTCATGTGGAAAGGGCGCCGGTGACCGATGCCACCAGCGCCCCCGCAGAAGCCGTATCCAAACGGCGGATTATTTTTTTTTGCCGCCTTCGCCTTCGCCGTCGCCGGCGTCGCCTTCGTCAGGCGCTATGCTGGCCGCAGCGGTCTTCCTTGGGCCGATCCAGCCCGACCGCTCCGCGATCGCCAGCTGTTCGGCGTCGACGCCCTTGATTTCGTCATTCTCTGCAAAGTGCTTGCCAGCGATCGCGACATTCCTCTGCGCAAAAAGCTTTGTCTTCGTCCCCATTTGTCAGCCTCACTAGAAAGGGAACCGTGAGCCACATCAGTAGCCCACGGCTCAAGATGAAGGATTGGCCGCCGGATTAAGCGGTGAGTGCGTCGACCATCGCGGCGAAGCTTTCAGCATGACGAACCGCGATATCGGCCGACTGGAAAGCCTCGATACGAACCGACCCGGTGCCCGACAGGATGTAGGGGTTCACCAGGATATCGAGGCCGCCCCACATGCCGATCAGCATGTCTGCCCAATTGCCGTAGATGATCGCGGAGCAAACACCGGAAGCGGTGCCCTTTGTCAGGGTCGACGGCACTTGGTTCGAGACGGCGGCGCGGTAGCCGTTCATCTCGTTGCCCTTTTCCCAGATCGGGTCGCCGTTTGTGCCGCTGAATTTCTGTGTCAGCTTCAGCTTGCCGCGAACCTTGGTGTTGGTGAGATAGCCGAGGCTACCCAGCGCCGCATTCGCATTGGCAACCTGTGTTTCCAGGCCGACGATATGATCCCATGCCGGAGCAAGGCCATTCGTGCCGCCGATCACCGATCCGATGCCGCTGGTGTTGAGGATGCCGCGGGGCTGGTTCGAGGAACCGGAGCCGTTCACGCCCGCCAGATCGAGCGCCAGGGCGAGCGTCTGGGCAAGATCCATCCGGACGAAGGACTCGACATCGATCGACGACTGCAGCAGCAGCTGCCGCGACATGTCCGTGAAGGCGGCGACAGTCTTAGGCGACAGCGCGACCTGGTCGAAAGCCTGCTGGCTTTCCGTGGGCGCCGAGCCTTCACCGACCCAATAGGCGGTCGCGCCGCCATTCTGGCGCGGAATGGCGAGGTTGCCGTTCAGATCGCCCAGGATGCGGACCCCGAGGCCGGTCAGTGCCATCGCGTTGCGCAGCAATTCGATGAAGCTGCCGGACAGCAGATCGGTCGCGACGGTATGGCCGCCAGCGGTGGCGGTGCCGACATTCAGGTCGCGTTGCTCGCCATTGACGTCCGACCGCAGCACATCGAGCGGGATGCGGAGCGAGCCGGCCTTGGCCGACGCCTGACCGCGCTGCAGGGCAGCGGCCGAACATTCCATCTCGAAACCGGCGGCACGCATCGCTTCCGCATCTTGCGGATTTGCCATGGCGTTCATCAGGCGCACGAAGCTGTAGCGCCGCACGTCGCGCTCCGACATGCCGATCGCGGGATGCTCGGCCGTGCGGATCGCGGTGGCGTTTCCGGCCTGCGCTTCGAAATCGCGCACGAAC